AGTTATATCTTATGTCGTCATTTCCAAAATTGAAGTGAACGAGAAGTTCGATTCTAAGACGGCCAAAGACCAGAAAGAGAAGAAAGAGAAGAAAGAAAACACAAGCAAGCCGGCTTTGAAAGTTACGAAGTCAGTAGATGAACCGAAATCTGTAAAGGAAGTCAAGAAAGTCAAGGAAGTCAAGGCTTCTGCTGCAGTCCCTGTCTTGCCAGAACACTGCAAGAATGTTGCTATTCGAGACGACGTCATCCTCGGCCTTGAAAAAGGCGTAGACGAATATCAATCAAACGTATTTGACAAATTCAATATGGAGGTCTTTTATCATGAAGCAGGTTCAAATTCTATGGACATCCAAGGCATCTTCAATCACGAAGTCAGAGGATATGAGCAATGATAAAAAAAAACTCATTTCATGTTTCGAATCAATTCTTTGAACTTGTTATTGGTAACGATGTTATCAATCCAGCTGTTTGATACTTTAGGAACGTCGACCTTGTCGGATATCTGAGATATTTCGAAATCATACGGTTTAAATTGAATTTGCTCGTCTTCTTCCAATACATTGAGGATGAAATCTGTTTTCTTTTGTAGCTTTTCGTCGTTATGCATAGTTACCTCTAAAACTTTTTTTAGATTTGTCAGATCTTTTTCAATGTATTTATTCATGTCCGACTTAAGTGTGTTTATGCTCAAACGATTGTTTACCATCAATGATATCAACCCACAAAAGAGCAACACGTTGATTATGCTTATAGAGGAAGAAGGGGTGTTTTGATAGACCATATTACTTTCTACTGAGAAAATTATATATTTATCAAACGTCGTTGAAATCGTTTTTGCAAAGAGGACAAGTTTTATTGTCTCGGAGCCATCTGGTTATGCAAGGCTCGCAGAAATAGTGATCGCAAGAGGTCTTGCTAATATTTATGTCAGATTGTAATTGATCCAATGATTCTAAACATATGGAACAACATATATTGGAGTGACATAAATTCGAGGGAGATATTGTAGTTATAGCCGCATGTATATCATTGCATCCGTTATTCACAGTATCAATAATATTAGATATCATGTTACTCATTTCAAATGTATCCAAGAAGTCTTCTAAATGAAATGTCCTCGAATTATCAGAATGATAAACATAAGAGTCAAGACCCATGTCTATTTGCATAGGAGTCATCTGATTTTGTATGAAAGTATTGAAGATTGGATCCAAAATGTTCAAGATCGAAGTCCTATTTTGGCATATTTCGAGATGATTGATATATCCCGAGTATGGTACAACTTGTTGACAAATCTCGCAAGGGATGGATGGGTCATCCATTGATAGTTACAGAGAAATTTATCACAGATTTTTGTTTCCGGTTTTGACTGCATGCATTGAATAAATATATATCAATTACTCAAACGCAATGTTGTACGACTCGCATCTCCGTCGCATGAATGATTTGAATAGAAAAGTACGTCCGGATCAAACCCATTACGAAACTAAAATTAAAATGTCCATACCGCAGACGGATCTCGCGGAGGTCATGGACGACTATCAACGAATGATTTCGGTCATGTCACGGTACGAACGGTTTTTGATTTTTGCACAGGGTGACCCCATTCGAATCCTATTCTTTGACGACTCGAGAACAAATAAATTGGAAAACGGTTTTCCGCATACGATTCATAACATCATTTGTTTACCGTTCATAACATATTTCGAACTCCTTCCCAATGAAAGAGTCGAGCTGTTAATTCACGAAGCGATTCATATTTATCAACGAAAACATGTTTTTGAGTTTAACAAATTTCTTATTAATGACTTCGACATGACAGTCTATGACCTCTGCCACGAAACTCATGCGAATGCTCGATATAATCCCGACATCAATAACATACTGTATACCGACAACGGTCGGTACACCGTCATGCTGTTAAATTCGCAATCAAAGACGCTGTCTGACACGAAATTGCGTGAAATACAGATTCAACCGAAAGGTGAACGCACGTCAACAACGTACGAAGAATTGATCAAACATTTTCGAGGAAAAATCAATGTTCAAATCGAACACCCTTATGAAAGTTTCGCGTGTATTCTTGCCAAACATGTATTTGATGGATCGACGTGTCCTTGTTCATTATGTCACAAACTGACATCGTTCTTGAGTCATAGCAACTAAATTGGGGGCAATACTGCCGCCGAATCAAAAAACAGTCGTCGAATTGCGCTATATCGTAATATATTTTTCTCTCTTACAAATTCAATGAAGCTAGAACTCAAAAAGTTTGATATCACTCAAATAAAAGACGACAAGGTCGTTGTCATGATCGGCAAACGTCATACCGGAAAATCTGTTTTAATTGCTGATTTGCTATCAAATCACACGGAGTTGCCAATCGGGACTGTGATAAGTGGGACTGAATCTGCGAACCAATTCTTCGGTAACATGGTACCAAAGATACTCATACATGACGAATATAAAGCTTCAATCATAGAGAATGTAGTTGCGCGTCAGAAACTGATCATGAAGAGAAAGAACCAACCCGGTGGTGACAGCATTGATCCGAGAGCTTTTTTAATATTGGATGATTGTTTGTATGATTCGACGTGGACGAAACACAAAGACGTCCGAACTATATTCATGAATGGTAGGCATCTCAAAATGTTTTTCATATTGTCCATGCAATATCCACTTGGCATCCCGCCTAATCTACGGACGAACATAGATTTTATTTTCATCCTTCGTGAGAATATTGTGGCTAACAGGAAAAGACTGTACGATAATTATGCCGGGATGTTTCCAACTTTTGAGATTTTCTGCCAAGTAATGGACCAGTGCACCGAAAATTACGAATGTATTGTCATCGACAACACCACCTCGTCTAACAAACTAGAGGAATGTGTCTTTTGGTACAAAGCGAGTATTCATGGACCGTTCAAAGTATGTAAGCAGCATTACTGGGATCTTTCGAAAAACATATCTGCATCTGACGAAGACGAAGATAAGTATGATCCGGATGCCTTTAAAAGCAAGCGTGGTCCGAATATCAGGGTGCATAAGAACCGACAAAAATTTAATTGACCTCATAACAGTTCATAGCCGAGTTCGAATATTCGATGCCGTCAACAAAAGATTCTTCTACGTATCCCTGCTCTTCAGCTTCGTCGTCGGAGCTTTCATCAACGGGCTGTTCAAGTTTCGGGTTTAACTTTTTCTTTATGGAGGGTGAAGATTTCTTTTGTTTTTGAAGTTGTTTATCAAGTGTTTCATTTCCATCTCCTTTCACTTTGTCATTTCCTTTTCCTTTTTTATTTACCTTTATTTTTTCATCATCATTGGCATCGCCATCTTGATCATCTTGTTTACCGTTGTCGTCTTCTTTATCATCGAGTTCATCGTCTGGTTCATCGAGATTTATTTTTGGCTCGATGTCAACGGTCATCGGCCGTACACCTTTCAACAGATCTTCTAATTCGGACATTTTATCAAGCACGACCGATGAATCCTTCTTATCATTGAGAGCCTCGATTTGCTTATCGATTTCGTTCTGATTGTTCAACATCATCCCACGTATTTCATATAGAAGTTTTACACCCTGATCATTCGGAACTGGTGCCACTGTTTTCGATTTCTCTTGAAAACCTTCTACACGAGCGATCTTTTTGAAGACGAATCTGAACACGATTATCGATGTAAATAACAACGCGAGAGGGATGAGATAATCAAAATACGACATCTTTTATAAGTGAGTTAGAAAAAAATACGAAACAAAAAGCTAATGAGCTATCTGCTGTTAAAATACTGCAGAACTATGCGGAACCAGACGTTCCAACAACACCACTCCATAATAACAATATTTTGACAAAGCTAAGTTAATGAGCGATCCTGCTCAAAGATTTTTTCTCGACTTTATCTCGCTCTTCAAATACTTTATCCAAAATGGCCTTCGCTTGAGGATATGGTTCGAGTCGCTCATACAACTCTTCTTTGATTTTTTTCGTTGTGAGCGGCGCTTTCACTACCGATGTTTTGTATCGAATTATACCCTGTTTACTGTTGAGCTCGTCGATTTCATTTTGATGCATGAAATTCATTATGCTGGCAGAGAGCTTTTCGAGCTTTTCTTTTCGCTTCTTTACTTCCTGATTAAGTAATTTGATCTTGCTTCTGATCTCTTTCATCTCGTTGTCAGTTTTTGAATAAAATTTCACTATTGCTTTGAACTGTTCGAACTCGGCATCGTCACGATCTTCCACTTCTTCATCTCCTCGAACACTTATATCACTCGCTGAGACGCTTCTATGAATTTGAAGCGCTTCTGGATCCAGTAAACGATCCAGAAATACATTGTCTGCTTGCTGATTTAAATATTCTCGCACAAGCTCTTGCTTATGTCTGTTCATCGAATTACAATACATTTACCATTTACCTTTAAGTCTGTTTCAAAAACCGCGAACGAAATGACAGCGGAGAGTAGTATTCCATTTCGTTACTGGTACCCCAAACTCATTTTTCACAAGTTCTTCAAACATACCATGAGATTTATTCAGAAAAAAAAATCGCTATAAATCCTAAAGTGTAATTCGATGTGTAATTCGATGGCATTCCTTCTTCTAGTCATCAGCTTGATCGTGTTGATTTGTTCACTGTATATCGTATGTACCATTGACAAAGCGAACGGCATTGATAACACTCGAATTCCTGAAATCGAGTCATACATCCATGCGCCGCCAGCATTTGAGACTTCAGATATCCCAAAAGCAGACGTGGCTTTACAATACCTTTTGGTAGAATTCCACCAACACAGAGACGAAAATGCGATGCTATCTATTATAAAGTTGTATCTTTTCGGATTAAATCCGCAGTATAGTCCAAATAAACTCATTGGATTGAAAATCATTCAGTTTGTTAACGATAATTCATCACGCTTCAGTAATATCCTTCTTAACAATTGTAAAGTGCTCTGGGAACAAACTTCCGCGGAAGCCTACAACGACCCCGACACATTCGGGAGTATTAGTCTTCCAGAAAACATAGTACAACGACTATCCGAGGCGCTTTCGTATCACGATAAAAACAACGTGCAATTGAAAACGGCTACGACGTATGAGTATCCCACTTTAGACGAACATGACGATATACATTTACATGATGTTGTACAAAATGACATTGAAAAAGACATGCCAGAACCTCGTTTGATTGTCAAAAGTGATTCTCAAAATGTTCATAACGTATCAGTGCCAAACTCGGTCAAGTTTGCTATAGACGAACTCGAAAAACTGAATGCAACACTTCCGACGCTTTCATTTGACGACGCCTTTTCTAATTACAGCGCAGATCTCACTTCGATGAGCGATATAGAAGATGATGTAAAAGTAAAAGCGAAGATGGTTCTGGATTCGTTGACATCTTCGGAACACTCGAAATTTAATGTCTCGGAAAAGGGAGCATTCACAAACGTATGTAATAGAATACATCATTCTCAGAACAAAGATTCGCTAATCCGAATTCTCACACACAACATGGCTTCCGGAATAGAGTACGACACTGTGGTTTGCAGCACTGGTAAAATTTCACGTATGATCTCGACGTTCGATGCTGTGGACGATGAAATGCCCGATATAAAACCGGACTGGGTCATAAAGCAAGAAATCGGTTCGCTTGCTGCAAAAATACGTGAAGACGTACTCAATGATGCCGATTCAAACCAGCGAAAGCAATACGAAAGTGCGGGAGAATCGCCTCTGTCCGATAAAATGCGAGATGACTTTGTGAAAGAGATCAAGAATCGCTATGTCGATGTGGGCATCTTGACCGATGCCGCTGTTTCCCTATTGGCATCGGAATATCTGAATGAATTTTGAACAAACGCTAAAGGCTATTACAAATAATCTTTTTTTTCAAATAGACAAAAAAGTGTCAAAAACTATTTTACTCACGGTCCGCTGCCATTTCGTCGCGCACATCATGAAGTTCTGGATCCACGAAGCGGTATATCACGAAGACCGTGTCGATCTAAAGCGCGCGCTTCGCGAGCACGATGCGCACCGGTCAATCAATGCCCCATGTCCGGATCATAGTTATTATTCTCCGTTACACTTGGCATGCGAAATTGGTAACTATGAAACAGTCCGACTTCTTCTGAAGAGCGGATGCGACGTACATCAGAAACTTCCAGTGGAAGCGGCGTTTGATGGATACCTGGACTACAGATTTTCGCCAATACATTTCGCAGCGGAGAGTAAGACAGACAATGTCGGGATTCTCGATCTATTAGTTCGACATGGAGCAGATATCAATCATTGTTTACTGGATGGTAGTACCCCTTTGCATATAGCGGTGGTCAATAAAAACGAGAGAATCGTACAAGCTCTTCTAAAAAAAGGGGCTCGAGTAAATCTTCGACATGGAAAAGGTCAAACTACTGCATTAGATGACTCGTACAGAGTCGGGAACGAGTTGATAACAGAGCAACTTGTGAATAGGTGTCAATTGTGTGGACGATGTGCGACATGGACGCGAAGGCTGAAGTCATGTATATGTGATCGCGTCAAGTATTGTTCAGAGGAATGTAAACAGGCGGATCACATCGACCATGGTGAGTTTTGCGAGAAGGTGTGCACTTGGATATCCCCGAGATTCAGGGTCGGTGAGCGTGTGAGATGTGTCGTGAATTGTGGGGAAACGAACGTGGACAGCTTTAGAGATGGTATAATCCTGCGACAGTGGTATGTGCAGGACAATTTCAGCGACGGATTCATTGCACCATATCAAGTGCGTCTAGACGATGGTCGATTGATTTATGCACCATACGATACGAATGCCCACATTCAATTTAACGATGGGAAAGGTGACAAGTTAACAACTCTACGATCGTTTCAATTGGCGAAGGCTATATTCAAAAGTATGAAACGAAAGGAACTCAAGAAAGTGTGCCATGTTTTTGGGGAATGGAATTTAAATGTCGAATTATAATATGTATCTATTTTATGTTTTTGGGAGGAGCGAACAAGTCTTCCCTACACTACCGAATCAGTGACATACTGTCGAAAACTTGCGACATGAACAAAACCGCCGATTTCATAGAAAAAGTCGATACAATCAAGAAAAAATGTATCGACATGTTTGGTAAAGACGAATCGAAATTCGTCCTGACATTACACGATAGTCTAAGAGAGAACGCCAATATATTGGAAGAGTCAAAATCAGCCGTTTGGGATGAATTATTCAAGTGTAAAAGGGAACGATCTTTGAATATGCATAGCATCAAAAGTGCATTTGAAGAAGTATTACAATGTCCAATGTACATCAAAATTTGCATATTGAAACAAGAAGAAAATCATTGGAAAGATATTCGAGAACGTTACAAGTTACTTTGTGTAGAATTGTCTGATTTGCTAGTCGACTACTCACAGTTCCACACGAGAAACGGCCGTTGCAGCTTGATCGACTCCGCGATATATATTCCCGGAGTCGTCAATGTATCTAACGTTTCGCTTTATGATGATTCGACGGGTTCGAGTATAGTACCTTTGATTGAAACGATAACAAAGTTAGAGGACCTGTTGTACGAAACTTTAGAAAACATGCACACCCGAATCATTCAATTGAAGTCCAACTCATTCGACATCGTGTTGGACTCCTATTTTGCTGACAAACAGACTTAAGGGTAATCGACTTTAACGATTTATAATGTCGAGTGTTTGTCATTATATACAACCGGAGGTATTCTATAAACACGAATCCTTCACAGACCCTGACGACAAGATTTCTAGTTTAATCAGATGCGTAATAAAAGACCACGAATGTTTTTCGACAACATATAGATACGCTCCCATCAAAGATCAGAACTTTAGTAACAAGATCCGATCGAATAATCACAAGAGCTTATTCTCGAGCAAGATCACATCAGTTGACGACGAGCAACGAAAAATCTTTTCCATCTTGAATAAACTGACAGAGTCCAATTTCGAGAAACTGTTCAAGAAGATAGTCACGACCCTATGTTCTAATCCGAGTATAATGATTCGATTTTCCGAGGAGATGATGAAATATTGCAAACAGTCGGACACACACATCAATCTCATTGTGCACATTGTAGAGAACACGCCGATGATGGAGAGTTTTGCGGAGCATTTCATCGAGGTTTTCGAGAATCACGTCAATGAATATAAAGAGAGCGTCACAATTTCCGCAGTATATAAAAACTTTGAGAATTTCGACTACGACAACTATGACGACTTCTGCATGTTCACAAAATTTTCCAAGGAGAAGCTGAATTCGTTGAAATCTATAATCAAAGTATCGAATGCGATAGTGTGTGACGTCGACATTTTTTCAATTTTCAAGGAACATATTGATCGAGTCAACAACTGGTGTGTGGAAACATATCACAACAGGCATTTATTTGTATATCTGTCTCTTGAGCATATAGATTACATGTTAAACAATACAGAAGTGAAAGACCTGATGGAGAATGATATTCAGCAGCTCCACATGTCATGTATCGACGTTTTAGAGGAATTCCAAGGCTTAAAGAAGATTGAATTCAAGGTCAGGGATATCATGGAAAAGTGCTGCTTTGACGGCGTCAATCGATAGTCAGCTGTTAAAATCGATCGATAGCCTACGTTCCAACACCTTTTACTGCTGCGGGCATTGAACCTTCTGTCCCCGCATCTCGTCCTCCTGGTCGTCTTCGTCATACGCGCTTCGCCCTGCGCCGCCGCGATTGCGTTTCATCTCCTTTTCTATGTCGACGTCGTACATCAAGCAATCTCGAGAATTGGCATCCACGTCCACCACGGGTCGCGGCGGTAAGATCTTCTCGAGGGACGCGATGTCCTCGTCGGAAAGGTCGCCGGGGGCGGGAAACACGACGTTGAAATGCACGAAGAG